TACCAATCGGGCCTTAACCCGAACAATAACCCAAGTGACGGTAGTCGCATAATCCAGTGGGGTTGGAACCCTGTAGGACTAAATGATCCTTTGGGTTTATTTGGTCTTCCAAATACGCTATTAGGCACTGGTCAAGTAGGGACCGTAACAATTGAGACGGAGAATTAGTGATGGATAAGAAAGATATGAAGCAGGATAAAGCCACTGCAGCGAAGGCCGTGCACAAGCACGAGCGCGCAATGCACAAGGGCAAACCCCTGACTAAGATGGCCAAGGGCGGCAAGACCAACGCACAAATGGGTGCTATGGGCCGTAACTTAGCCAAGGTCGCCAACCAGAAGAAATCTTCGCGGGGTAAATAATATGGACTACAAGCCAAAAACGGTGCCGATTGTGAAGAACAACTCAGGCTACCCGAACAACATCCCCAACACTCAGACTGTGAAAACTCGCGGTACGGGTGCGGCGACTAAGGGCACGCATAGCAGCAAGAAGTTGGCATAATGAATTACGCTGAACTGTTCGAGACAATCAAGGGGTACGTCGAAAACGACTTCCCCAACACCTCATGGACCGGCTCTGACGGCTCCACTCCGGTGACGTTCACGTCTACCGAACAGATCAACACGTTTATTGAACAGGCCGAGCAGCGCATCTTTAACACGGTGCAGTTGCTTGATCTGCGTAAGAACGTGACGGGTAACATGACGGCAGGTAACAAATACCTGTCGGTACCTTCAGACTGGCTGGCTAATTTCTCCATAGCTGTCATCGACGCTACGGGGCGGTACGAGTACCTACTTAACAAGGATGTAAGTTACATCCGGCAGTCGTTTCCTAACCCAGCGACGACAGGTATACCCACGCACTACGCCTACTTTGACGAGAACTCGTACATTTTGGGGCCGACGCCAGATGCAGATTATGTAGTCGAACTACACTACTTCTATTACCCGCAATCCATTGTTACAGCCGGTACAAGCTGGCTAGGCGATAATTTTGATAGCGCTTTACTTTACGGTGCGTTAATTGAAGCGTATATCTTTATGAAGGGCGAGCAGGATATTAACGCTGAATACCAGAAACGGTATGATGCAGCGATGGGTATGCTCAAACAACTTGGTGAAGGTAAAAACCGTCAGGATATGTATCGGACACCACAAGTTCGATATTCGGTGGGATAAGGTAGGTTATGATTAGCACACTTGCAGGCGGCGATATTGGTAGCGTTATGGTTATGGCAACCGAAGGGCGTGGCTCCACGCCGGAGGAAGTTGCCGAACGGGCGTTAGACAAAATTATCTATGTGGGTAGTGCATCACACCCAGCTATCCGCGACCAAGCCGAAGCTTTTAAAGATAGCATCCGTGCTGTCTTGGTGCACTATATGCACGAGGCCGTGCGGTCTCATAACGTAACTCTGGTGAACAAATTTAAGCAGGCGGGGCATCCAGAGCTAACCGCTATACTCGATACATAAGGAGGCCTTAAGATGCCAATTACTCAAGCAATGACCACGTCGTTTAAGGCCGAGCTTATGCTGGCTGTACACGATTTCCGCGTAGGCGGCGATACCTTTAAGCTGGCGTTATACACTTCATCCGCTTCGATTGACGCCAACACCACCGCATATACTGCGTCGAATGAAGTTGTGGGTACTAACTACACTGCTGGTGGCGGCACGCTCGTCAATCTTGGTGTGGTTACATCCAACAACAGCGCGTCTACAGGGACAGGCTTCACGGACTTTTCCGACCTGACCTTCTCCAATGCAACGATCACGGCTCGCGGCGCGCTTATCTACAACACGACGCCTTCGGCTAACTCAAACGCAAACACTACGCTGACTAACGCTGCAGTAGCTGCTTTGGACTTCGGCTCGGATAAGAGCTCGACGGACGGTGACTTCACCATCATCTTCCCGACGGCTTCTAATACCACCGCTATTATCCGTATCGTATAAGGAAAACCAATGCCTTTAGTCGTTGCTGATCGCGTCCGAGAGACTACCACTACCACTGGTACAGGGACCATAACCCTTGCTGGCGCTGTAATTGGCTACCAGTCTTTCAGTGTAATCGGCAACGGTAATACGACATACTACACGATCAATCTGGATAACCAGTGGGAAGTCGGTATTGGTACGTACCTCGGTGCTGGTCCTACGCTTTCTCGTGATACCGTATTGGAGTCCAGTAATGCTGGTGCGCTCGTGGACTTTGCCGCGGGTGCCAAGGATGTGTTTCTTACATATCCTGCAGAAAGGGCGGTGTATCAAAACGGCTCGACCCTCGCCGCAGGCTCTGCAGTACTCCCCATCGCCAATGGCGGCACAAACGCCACGACCGCTGCTAATGCTCTGACGTCTCTAGGTGCGTATCCGGCAGCTAATCCGAGCGGCTACCTCTCGACGGTTAACCTTACAACAAACGTAACAGGCACACTGCCTGTCGCCAATGGCGGTACTGGTGCCGCGACCCTGACTGCGAATAATGTCCTCTTGGGCAACGGCACTGGCGCACTTCAAGTTGTTGCGCCGAGTACTTCTGGTAATATCCTTACTAGCAACGGCACAAGCTGGGTATCTAGCGTAGCGCCGCCAAGGGCTGTCATCAGCGCAACCGCACCAGTATCACCAGCGGCGGGCGATGTTTGGTGGAACAGCGAGACGGGTATACCCTACATATACTATAACGACGGCACTACAGCACAATGGGTGACATTCGCTATGGGCCCAACAGGGGCGACAGGGGCAACCGGAGCGACAGGGCCGACAGGGGCGACAGGGCCAACCGGCCCAACGGGGACGATCAGCTACCCACAAAACATCCAATCAGCAAACTATACGTTGGTTTTGGGTGATGCGGGTAAACAGATATTCCACCCTACGTCTGATACTACGACGCGTACATACACTATACCTGCGAACGCCAGTGTAGCATTTCCGATTGGCACTGTCGTGCTGTTCACCGTGGAAAACAGCGGGACGTACGTAAACGTAGCGATCACTAGCGATACGTTGGTATTTGGTAACGGCACTACCGGAACAATCCGCGTCCAAGCAAACAACACGCTGATGGCCATCAAGGTTACTGCGACTAAATGGATGGCTAACTACCTATACCAAACAGGCACGCCATTTGTTCCATCACAGTCGATTGCTATAGGTTCAGTCTCCGGTGGGGCTACTGTGTGTGCCTACCCTTGGAGTAGCGCAGGCTTCGGTACTAAAGTGGCTGAACCTACTTCAACCCCTGTAGGGGGCACCTATGGAGTTGCGTTTAGTCCAACGGGTAGCGCGGTCGCTTCGGCAAGCGAAAACTCACCACGCTTAGAAGCTTGGGCTTGGAGTGCTAGCGGTTTTGGGTCTAAATTCTCAAACCCAACGACACTACCTCCCGCCTATGGTCTTGGCGTAGCGTTTTCCCCTTCTGGGAATGCCGTCGCCGTAGCGCATGGTATCTCACCTTACGTATCAGTATACCCTTGGAGCGGCAGTGGCTTCGGAACTAAGTTCGCCGATCCGGCTACCCTGCCAACTAGCGACGGACGCGGCGTGGCCTTCAGCCCAGCTGGCGACGCTATCGCCGTAGCGCACAACGGTTCACCTTATATCACTGCTTACCCTTGGAGTGGCTCAGGCTTTGGTACTAAATACGCCAACCCAGCAACACTACCTGCGGGTACAGGCTATGGGGTAGCCTTCAGCCCCGCAGGAGATGCTATAGCCATTGCGCATGCTTCCTCCCCTAATATCACCGCCTACCCTTGGAGTGTTAGTGGTTTCGGCACTAAATTTACTAACCCAGCTACGCTTCCCGCTGGGGACGGCCAATTCGTAGCATTTAGCCCGTCAGGTAGTGCCATTGCTGTAGTAGACCAAGGTTCTTCGCCATATGTCAATGCTTACGTTTGGAGTGTTAGTGGCTTCGGTACAAAGTTTTCCAATCCAGCTACGGCAATACCTTCTGCGGCTTATGGAGTAGCTTTCGATCTATCAGGTGATGTTATCGCCGTAGCGCACAACGGTTCACCTTATATCACTGCTTACCCTTGGAGTGGCTCAGGCTTTGGTACTAAATACGCCAACCCAGCAACACTCCCTGGTGGCAACCCCTCGCGATCTGTAGCCTTCACAATCAACCCATAGAAAAGAACACTATGCAGTACGAACAACTTCCAACCGAATATAAATACGACGTACTTGCGGAGGCTATGTATGCCCGTGAGGTTGAGTATTTTCATTATGACTTTGACCGCAAGAACTTTGAGCATTTGTTGGCAAACGCTACAGACAACGAGTTTGCCGCTAACGTAGCTGAACGGCTGGACACTACCCGCAAGCAGATGGGTAACGTCATGGGTGTTGTAGAAGCCTTACGGTCACAGATCGACGACGCCAACGCTTACGCAGCAGCCGTTGAGCGCGTAACAGCAAAACGCAAAGCAAAGGAAGCAGAGGGATGAACCTGTTTTATGTTCAGGCTAATGGCGACACGTTCGTCCGGCACATCCATGATGTTGAGCCAACTCGTTGGGATGAAGACAATTACTGCCGCGTAGCTAATCTGACGCCTGAGCAGCTTGAACAGTTTGGCGTGCATCAGCTTAAGCTGGTTACGCCTCCATATTACGACCCTGCGACGCAGACCCGCGAGCATGCCCCTGCACTGTTAATCAATGGCGTGTGGACGCAGAACTACATCGTGTCAGAACTCGACCCAGAAGATGCTGCTGAAAAGGCTGAAACTCAGTGGGCCGTTGTTCGTGCGGAACGCAACAAACTGTTATCCAGCACGGATTGGTGGGTTACGAAAGCCTCAGAAGTAGGTGCGGCTATCAGTCTAGAACAACTCGTTTACCGTAAAACTTTGCGTGATATAACAAAGCAGGCTGATCCTTTCAGCATCCAGTGGCCTGCGTTGCCACTTATCGGAGAGTAAGATGGCAGCACTTGATTTCCCTACTAGTCCCACGATAGGCCAAGTATACAGTGCCAATGGCGGATCATGGATATGGGACGGCACGGTATGGGTTGGCGGTAATGTAACACCTGTTACCAGCGGCGGCACAGGTGCGACTACGCTTACTTCAGGTTATCTAGTTAAGGGTAATGGTACATCTGCGGTCTCTGCGTCTGTGGTGTACGACAGCGGGACTAACGTCGGGGTAGGCACAGGTTCACCCGCTACTAAATTTGACGTATCCGGCAACATATCGCAGAACATAGTCGCAGTCGCAGCGCTTGATATTAACTGTTCCTTGGGTAACTTCTTTACTAAGACCATCAGCGCGAACAGCACGTTCACGTTTAGCAACGTACCAGCCAGCCGTGCTTTTGCTTTCACGCTCGAACTAACGCAGACTAGCGGCACTGTAACATGGCCTGCAGCCGTGCGTTGGCCCGGGGGAACTGCCCCCTCGCTCACTACTAACCGCATTCAGTTGTTCACTTTTGTCACTGACAACGGCGGCACTGTCTGGCTCGGTGCATCTCAGACGAACTACACGGCGTAAGGCGATGGATAGCGTATCTCGCGCATTGCTGATGGTTGGCGGCGCAAGTGGGCCACCTCCGGGACAACAGGCTTACACCACAGCTGGGACTTTCTCGTGGGTAGCTCCTGCGGGAGTAACAAGCGTTTGTGTTGTTTGCGTGGGCGGCGGAACAGGTGGATCGGGCGGAGCAGGCGGTGGCCTTGGTTGGAAAAATAATATTACGGTAACTCCCGGCACATCCTACACAGTGCAAGTTGGTGCTGGGGGTGCTTACGGCTATGAGTCAACGGGCTCCCTCGGCGGCACTAGTTCTTTCATTAACACAGGGACGGTAAGCGGCGGTGGTGGGACTCCGGGGGGAGTGGGAGGTACATATGTTGGAGATGGCGGCGGCAACGGCGGTAATAGCGCTACAAGTGATAGTCGCGGCGGTGGGGGAGCGGGAGGCTATACTGGCGCTGGAGGAGCGGGGGGGACTAGTAATGTAGGGAGTTCCGGGGCTGGCGGCGGCGGCGGCGGCGGTGCGGTTGGCTCCAATATATATGTATACCCCGAATACCTTCAGGCAGGCGGCGGTGGCGGCGGCGGTGTTGGTATACTCGGTCAAGGCGCATCAGGGGCGGGTGGGGCTACCCTTAGCGCAGGGGGCGATGGTGGTTCCGGTGGGAATGCGGGGACTGCTGGTGGTTATTACTCTGGCCAAAGCGGTGGAAATTATGGCGGAGGCGGAGGTGGCTGGGGCTACTACTATAACTACGAGACTGGCGAATTTTATCCCAGCGTCGGCGGAAACGGCGCTGGTGGCGCAGTCCGCATTATTTGGGGCGCAGGACGCGCTTTCCCGTCAACTAACACAGGAAACTTATAATGAACGTAATTCAGATTGACGAAAACGGCGTGGCTTATGGCTATCCAGTTCTCGCAGACAATTTTCGGATGCTGTTTCCAACAGTATCTTTTCCTAACCCGCTTACGACTGAGGCTGTTGAGAGTTTTGGTTTTGGCTGTTACGACTTTGCATCGCAGCCTGAATGTGAGCCAACGCAGAAGGTGGTTGAAATTGCTCCTCGGAAGGGTGAGGACGGTATCTACCGCCAGACCTATGAGATTGTAGAACTCACTGAAAGCGAACTTGCTGCCCGTACACAAGCGCAGTGGGCGTTTATTCGTGGAGATCGCAACCGCCGTTTATCGACCTGTGATTGGACACAGCTTCCTGACGCTTCGGCAGACGCCGCAACTTGGGCCATATACCGCCAAGAACTGCGCGACATCACAACTCAAAGTGACCCATTCAACATTGTTTGGCCTGTCGTCCCTAGCCGCGTATAAGGAAACTAACGTGGTTAACGTCAAACCATATGCACTGTTTCTAGCTTTGCTGGCCCTCATGGGCTGCCAAGACCGCTATCGGTACGACTGCCAAGACCCTGAGAACTGGCAGGAGGAAATTTGCAAGAAGCCTAAGTGCATTGCTATGGGTTACTGCACAGAGTGGCTAATAAATACAGGTGAAGACGAGCAAGAGCATGAAGCCCACTAAAGATTGGTCGCCAGAGGAAATGCTGCGGTTCATCGTCGGCATCGTGCTGTCACTGACACTTACGTTTATCGTAGCTACTGTGTTATACTCGCTGGTGTTTGTGTCGCAGCCGATGGAGGGGCAGTCCCCGAATGACGCTGAGTTTTTTAAGCTGATTAACCCGATAGCGACATTTATCGTCGGGGCGTTGGCAGGATTGATGGCGGGTCAGGGCAACGGCTCAATGACTTCGAAGCCGCCAGAGAAGATCGAAGGAGAAGAAGATGAGCTTCCTAAATAGTTTTGAGAGCAAGGGTGAAGGTGTCAACGACACCGTTGAGTTTGTTGTGCGCGTGGCCATCGTCACGCTGGCGGCAGTTATCCTTGTCGTTGTGCTGACACTAGCCGTTGGCCTGTTTATGCCTAATGATGTCATAGAAAGCACCGCCATCCTTGAGATGGTCAACCCCGCCTTCCAGACCATCATCGGCGCTTTCGTCGGTTTGTTGGGTGGCCTGAGCCTCAACGCCAATGCGCGGGACAAAGAGCCTGAGCCAGAAGCGCCGCTTGAACTGGACACGCCCGCGCCAGAACCAGAAGCACCCAAGCCATATAGCGACCCTCAAGGCACGGTCTTCATCGACGAGCCTGAAGATGACGATGATGACGACATGGAGCCTTGGGAGAAGTACCGCAACGATCTGCGCTATGATGCCAACGGCGACGGCGTGGTTGACGAAAATGACTTTCCAGATTGGCGGAGTGCTGGTAAATGAGCCTTGTAAACCTACAGAAAAAGATTGGAGTAACCGCAGATGGTGCGTTCGGTCCGGGGACATTTAAGGCGGCTGCGGCTTACTATAAATTATCACCTAATCGGGCTGCGCATTTCTTTGCTCAAACGGCGCATGAGTCGGGCAACTTCAAGGCGTTCAGCGAGAACCTGAACTACGGCGCGAAGGGTCTGCGCGGTATCTTCCGTAAGTACTTCCCAACCGATGCGTTGGCCAAGGCTTATGAGCGCAAGCCTGCAAAAATTGCTAACCGCGTCTACGGCAACCGTATGGGTAATGGCGACGAAGCGTCAGGCGAAGGTTTCGCTTTTCGCGGGCGCGGGGCCTTACAACTCACTGGCAAATTTAACTATTCTGAGTTTGCTAAGTATGTGAACCGCCCAGACATCATGGACAACCCAGACCTTGTTGCCACAGAACTTGCCTTCGAGAGCGCTCTGTGGTTCTTCGATAAGAACAAGCTGTGGGGTATCTGTGACCAAGGTATTAACGATGCTGCAATTCTTGCCCTGACAAAGCGAATAAATGGTGGTACACACGGCTTAGACGACCGTAAACTGAAGACCAAGAAGTACGCTACTTGGGCATAAGGAGGACTACAATGGTTGATTTTAAGAGCACACTGAAGAAAGAAGCCGAGAAGGCGATCCTCAAGAAAGCCGCAGGTAAGATACTTCCTATGGACGGCGAAAAGCCAAAGATGGGTTGGAAAGTTAAGTTGGCTGGTATCCTCGCCACCATCGCTACTGTCGCTGCCGCTGCTTCGCAATACCTAGGCAACTAAGACTAACCTAAACCCTTAACTATAGGAAGGAGGGAGGCTAAATAATGTTCGGTTTCTCTCCTTTCGCCACTACGGCTTTTTCCGATGCTGCAGGTAAGCAGTCGGTAGTCGTTACGTTAGTCGGATTTGAGCTCAATGTAATCGACGATGGTGTAGGCGTAGCTGCTGACGGCGGTATATCAGTAGACCCTAACGACGACGTTGGTACTGGTCTTATCGGTACCGTATCAGTTGTAGCCGATAACAGCGCCGTGGCATCTTCTGTATCGGCAGAAGGTCTTGTTGGTTCTGTGTCCATAAGGGCGCTAGCTTCCACTGCACTTACCTCAGTATCTGCTGAAGGTGTTATAGGTACCGCTAATGTAGCGGTAAATAAGCCTGTGCCGGTTTCTGGTGTGGTTGCGTCAGGTGCGGTAGGTTCGGTGATTGTTTCGAGTAGCGTACTTACCAGCGTAACGGGCCTACAAGCTTCCGCTCTACTCAACTCGGTTTCCACTGGGGTGTTTAAACGCGTATTTGTGTCGGGCGTTACCGCTACCGGTCAGGTAGGAACCCCTATTGCAGGGGGTATTTGTAATGTAGACGTTGTTGGTGTACAAGCCGCAGCACGAGTTAAAAGCACTTTAGTGTGGAGCATTATCAATGATAACCAAACACCGAATTGGGTGCAAATCCCCACGTAAGGACTGAACATGCCAAGTACCTATAGCAATCTTAAAATTCAGCTAATGGCCACAGGTGAGAACAATACCACGTGGGGTAACGTCACGAACGACAACCTTGGTGTGGCTATCGAGGAAGCTATCGTTGGCTCTGCTGATGTGACCTTCTCCAGTGGTAACGTAACGCTGGCGCTAACTAATACAAATGCTTCGCAGACGGCGCGCAACGTGCGCCTACGCTGCACAGGGACCACTGGTGGCGCTCGCAACCTCATCGTGCCTGCTATCGAAAAGGTCTACATCGTACAGAACGACTGTGCTGATGCAATTACAATTAAGAATGCTACCGGCACAGGTATCGCAGTTCCAGCGGGTAAGACACTGTGGGTCTACAACGACGGCACAAACGTAGTAGCCACGACTACTCACCTGACGTCCCTTACTGTTGCTTCGCCCATCGTCGATCAAGCGCTGACTAACCCTACGGTGACTAACTACGTCGAGACGCTGTTTGCGCCTGCGGCGGGTTCTTCGTTCACTGTTTCACTAGCTAATGGCACCGTGCAGCGCTTCACGACTAATGCTAATACCACCATCACATTACCTGCCTCAGTTGCGGGTAAGTCGTTTGTCATCATGGTGCAGTATGGCGGCACTCACACTCTGACATGGGCGGGCGGATCGACGCTTAAGTGGAGTTCAAACCTAACTCCGACACCTACAAGTACTAACAATAAGATTGACATTTTCACTTTTATTCAAGACGGCACCAACACCTACGGAGCTATCTTCGGGCAGAACTTCTAGTGTTTGCGGCTACAAAAGGTGCCGGAGCGCGTAAATCCGTTAGTGAGACGTTCACTTCTACCACGTCGTGGGTCTCGCCTACTTCGCGTATAGAGGTTGCATCTGGGTATGGAGGCGCTGCTACAGCTGACTCCGAGACGTTCGGTGAAACGGGATACGCTTACGCTTCTTTTGCGGGAGTTCCACAACCTACGGCACCTTATGCGCAGTGGGGCACGCTCGATGCAGCAGCAAATAATATTGAGTCTATTATCTCGGGTAACGTAGGAACTAACTATATATCGCTTCCAAGCCCGCAGTATTTTGTGGACTCCGCCGATAGGTATAGTAGCATAACTTACGGGCCAGCATTCTGGATTGTAGGTAACACGGCTATAAAAGTGCAACGTGGTAGTCACCCTTCGTCGGGGAATATTTTGTATTCTCAGCTTACGTCTGGGGGTGATTTCGGTTGGTACGTTGTTGCTACTTACCGGGTACTTGGGAATAACGGCAGTAGCGCAAGTGCTTTCAGTTTAAGTTTTGCTGGGGGTACACTTACAGGCAGCGTACCCTACCGTACAGCGGTCGCCCCCGCTACCACAACGTATACCAATATAACCGTAATCCCCGGAACTACATACACAATAAACGTCCCTCCCGGCGGTTCATTAACTATAACATATCTCGTATAGCGGAGCGCTCATGGCCTTTATCAAGCTCCAGTTCAAACCCGGTGTAAACCGCGATCAGACCGACTACTCCAACGAGGGCGGCTGGTATGAGTGCGACAAGATCAGGTTCCGCTCAGGTTACCCTGAGAAGCTAGGCGGGTGGGTTAAGGCTACCCCCCGTACGTTTATTGGTACTTGCCGTCAGATGTGGAACTGGGTCACTACGTTCACAGATGACTTCCTTGCTGTAGGTACCGATGAGAAGGTCTACATTGAGGTTGGGGGTTATTTCTACGATATCACGCCCATCCGTACGACAGTTAGTACCACAAACTCGGACAACTGCGTATATACGACCAATGGTTCACGCACGGTTACGATTACTACGGTTACTGCAACCAATGCTGTAGCTGGTGCTTACGTGCAGATTTCAGGTGTTTCGGGGGCCGTAGGCGGTATCCCCGCTTCGGAACTTAATGCCAACCATCGCATCACCTCAGTTATCAGCGGTTTCTCGTTCACTATCGAAGTAGCTACCGCTGCGACATCTACTGTTACTGGTGGGGGCGGCACTGCTATTGTCGTGCAGATGGAGATTAACCCCGGTAACGCAATTACCGTATACGGTTATGGTTGGGGTGTGGGCACATGGGGTCGTAACGCTTGGGGTCTAGGTGCTGACCAACCGATAGTATTGCCGCAGCGCGACTGGTGGTTTGACAACTTCGACAACGACCTCGTGATGAATATCCGTAACGGTGAAGGTTACTGGTGGGAGCGCGGCGTAACAACTGACCCACAGAATGCATTGGGTACTCGGGCTATTAGCCTGTCAGCTTATGCGACTGCTAAAGGATTTACGGCAGCGTCGGTTCCCGTTAAGATTATGCAGTTGCTGGTATCCCAGCAGGATAAGCACATCATTGCCTTTGGTGCTGTGCCGTTCGGGTCTACCGACCCAGATGATTTTGACCCGTTGTTGATCCGCTGGGCTGACCAAGATACGCCGGGTGACTGGACCCCTACAGTTACTAATACCGCTGGCTTCCTACGTGTTTCTCGTGGTTCACGCATCGTCCGCGCTCTTCCTACACGACAGGAAATCTTAGTCTGGACCGACAGCCACCTGTACACACTGCAGTTTTTAGGTACGACAGACGTGTTCGGCTTACAGGAATATGCAGATACCATCTCGATTATGTCGTCACGAGCAGTGGCTTCGGCGGCTAACATTACCTACTGGATGGGGCAGGATAAGTTCTATGCCTATACCGGTCGCGTCGAGACGCTACCCTGCACCTTGCGTAACCACGTGTTTAATAACTTCAACCTCAACCAGTCCGACCAAGTAGTATGCGGCACCAATGAGCAGTGGAACGAAGTCTGGTGGTTCTACCCCACCGCAGACTCGGACTACAATAATGCCTATGTGGTTTATAACCATCTGGAGCGTATCTGGTATTACGGCACGATTGACCGTACGGCATGGCTCGACACCGCTGTACGCTACTACCCACAAGGTGCAAATACTCCGGGCGGTACTTCGGTTGGGTCTCTCTATGACCATGAGAACGGCATTAATGACGACGACATCGCAATGGTTAGCTACATCCAGTCGTCTGACTTTGACCTCGATGACGGCGATCAGTTCATGCTTACTCGGCGTATACTACCAGACATTAGCTTTGCGACTTCTACCGCTACGGCTGCTGAAGTAACACTTACTGTACGTCCACGTAATTTCCCCGGTGCTCCGGTTTCTATCGACCCTGCGGATGCCCAGCGCGTAATAACATCGTCGGTAAACCAGTATACAGATCAGGTCTTTGTTCGCGCACGTGCGCGTCAGATGGCGCTAAAAATTAGTTCCGATCAACTTGGGGTACAGTGGCAGTTAGGCGCACCGCGCTTGGATGCTCGCCCTGATGGACGTCGCTAATGGCACTCGACAGGTTCCGCGCTGCCCCGCTGCCCAACCCCCCAGCGGAATATGATGCGCAATATATACGGCAGGTTATCCGCGTAATCGAAACTTATTTCTCGCAGTTGGACTCACGCACACCGAACAACGCGCAAAAATACACAGCCGATGAGTTTGTAGGTGGGATATTTGCTACAAAGAACGTAACTACCACTGAAAAAAATGCGCTTACCCCTAGCGCTGGGTGGGTGGTATTTGATACGACATTAGGTAAGTTATGTGTTTATAATGGGTCTGCATGGCAGACCGTGACTTCTGTTTGAGTTGATGCTATAAGCGACGGGATAAGGTAGGAATTAGCATGATGGACGTACAAACGGCTCCGCCAACATATACACCGGTAGGTGGCATGAGGCCTACTATGGGTAATCCTCCTGTACTTGGTCAGCAAGTTCCGGGTATGTCTGGTGGTCTCCCTGCGCAGGGTGGTCTCTCTGTGACTGCTAATCCTATGGCGAAGGAGCTTCAGAGCTACGGTCGTGGTGACGACTCTATGCTTGTCCATATGACACCCGGCGAGGTTAACAGCCTCCAAGGCCTAGCTATGGCGCATGGTGGCTCACTTACTATTAACCCGGAGACTGGCCTTCCTGAAGCTGGCTTCCTCAAGAAGCTGTTACCTACACTCCTCGGTATCGGACTTAACTTTATACCCGGTGTCGGCCCCCTTGCTGCTGCTGGCCTTGTTGCTGCTGGCTCTGTCGCTAAAACAGGTAGCCTCTCGAAAGGTCTGATGGCCGGTCTCCAAGCGTATGGCGGCGCTTCGCTTGCTGGTGGTCTTGCACCTGCGGCTACTGGAACTAAACTAGCGTCAACAGCAGCGGGATCGACCGCTGGGGGTTTTGGATCATCTGCTAACTTTGCGCGTGACCTTGCGGCGGACAGTATGCTGGCCAACACTGCTGGTACTACAGCAACTAAAACCGGTCTTGCTGGCCTTGCTCAAAACTTCGGTGCTGCTGCAAAGGCAGGGCTACCTGCCGGTACTCCCGGTATTATTGCTAAGAACGCTCCGATGATTGCGGGTATGGGTGTACTAAGTGGTATTTCGGATGCCTCGCAGCCTACATACAAACCTTACAATCCCGACGAAGAGGGTTATCAGTTCAAGTACGAAGGTCCGTACCGCACAATACCGCGCAAGTTTGACCCTAGGGTTGAAGGCGAAGGTGAAATCCAGTTCTTCGACGAAGTCAACCCAGTTGGTTTCTTAACTGCCACAGGCGAGCGCCGTGGCTATGCAGAGGGTGGTCCTATTGATAACCCCGATAACCCACTTGACGACCTTGGGTTTGACCGTAGCGACTATGCGAAGACGTTTGATGCGAAGCTAGCAGCGCTGAAGGCAGCGGGAGCGGCTGATACTGATTTTGCAAAGACGATAACAAGTGGGCTGCAAGGCGCTCTCGGCAACCAAAAACTACACCGTGGTCAGTTTCAGACGTTATTTAACAACGATATAGCAGCGCTTGACGACCTGATTGCGCGGGCTAAACCCCCTGCTGCTCCAACGGTTATAGACGATAAACCTCGAGTATTTTTCCCTATTACAGATACCGGCGGCGGAGGCGGTGTTAAGCCCCCCGAAGACAAAGTCACGGTAACCGATACACTTAAGACGACCATCGACCCAACCATGGGTGGTGTAACTCCGGGTACCGGTACAGGTGCGACACTTACCGACCGTCCAGATATACCCGGTGCTACATACGATAGTCCCGGTGTACAGACGCTTAAAGACCTGTACACGCCAAAGTTCACGCAGAAGGATGACTTCGTCACTGAAAAGCGCGACCCATATACAATGGGTTCGGAACTGTTTGCAAAGCTACCAGAAGCTACTGCACGTTACCAAACGTCACCCGGTGCGGTCACTGCTTCACGTACTTATGCTGGTGGTTCGCCTTCTGAGCGTATCCGTGCTGCCGCACAAGCTAATGCTGCGGCCCGTGCTGCCGCTGCCGCTGCCGCTGCCGCTGGTACCACTACGCCTTCTACTACGACACCTGCCCCAACAACTCCCGGTACTGGTGGGGAATTAGATTTTGGTCTGCCTAAAACTACCAGCACAGCAGGACCTGCCAACACAGCGGGACCCGCTAGCAATAGGGGTTATACAGGTTTTGATGGGCTTGCAGGCTTTGACCTAAACAGTCCGTACATGAACATCTATAACCAGCAGGCTAACCGGCAACCTAACCCGAATGCAGGTACCGTTATGGATACCGGAAACGTAGGCGGCGAGATGGACTTCGGCTTTGGGTCTTCCGCAGGTGCAGTGCAGACTAATCCAAATGCTAACCTAGCATCACTTATCGGCACAGATGCGTTCTTTGATGCGCTCGCTAAGCAATATGGCGGTGGCGGCGGCAGCAGCAATGCAGAGTTTGGGATGCCTAACAACCCAGAACTTGCTGCAGGCGGACCGGTAAACATGCATAACGGAGCCTTTGTAGTTGATGCCCGCACGGTTTCTGAACTCGGTAACGGTAGCAGCAACGCTGGTATTGAACTCCTTCAACGCCTAGGCGGTCAGCCAGTACGCGGTGGTGGTGATGGGGTAAGCGACTCTGTCCCCGCACGGATCGGTGGCAAACAAGAAGCACGCGTAGCCCGCGACGAAGTTATCTTCCAACCCAAAGCTGTAAAGCGCCTTGGTGGTGGCAGCGCGAAGCGCGGCACGCAGAAGCTCTATGCTATGATGGAAAAGGCCCACAAAGCACGTAAGCGCGCTGGACGCGGGCAAGATACAAAACTTGCTAAGGGACTCGCATGAGTGAAGTCCTGATATCTGCTGTGCCCAAAGAGCTTGTGCCTAACATATGGCCACAGGTAGAGCAGTATGTGCGAGATGCCGTTGCCCACAGCCGAGGTAAATATGAGACCGAAGACGTACTAGGTCTCATACTAGAATATGATTATCCGCTATGGATTGCTTTTGACGGTGATGATATAAAGGGTGCCGTAATAACTCGGTTCATAGACTATCCGCGTAAGCGCTACCTCTCCTTAGAGATGTGCGGCGGTAAGGAAAGCCCAACATGGAAAAAGCCTATGTTGGACATGCTCCGTAAATGGGCTAAGGACAATAAGTGTGACGCGATAGAAGCGCACGGGCGTGTAGGTTGGGAACGGGTGTTTCGGGATGAGGGGTACAAGTCTGCCCTACAGTCATTCGAGCTACCATTGGATATACAGGAGTAAGTTATGGCTGGCGGTTCTAGTACACCAACTCAACAGACTGTAAACACGACTACAAACACCATACCGGAATACGCAAGACCGTATTTTGAGAATGTGATGCAGCGTACGCAGGCGTGGTCTAACGAAGGCTATTCCCCGTATAAGTACGAGCGGATCGCTGGCTTTACGCCTGCTCAGGAACAAATCCAGCAGAACTACCTCGACATGACAGCGCCCAAGCAGTTTGCAGACGCTTCGGGGCTTGCTGCACTTGCCGGTCAGGGTTCGCTTCGCGCTGCTAATTACACACCTGCTCAGTTTACTGCGCAACAAGTCGGGTTGCCTGAACTGCAGCAGTACCGGATGCAAGACGCTGGGGATGTCGTAGCGGGTAAATATAATGCTCCGCAGATGCAGGCTGCCCAGACGCAGTTTAAACCAGAACTCACTGCATATCAGATGGCTGCCCCAGACAGCGTAACCCAACAGGGTATGACTGAGCGGTATATGTCGCCATATATGCGCAATGTGCTTGACGTACAAAAGCGCGAAGCAGTTACTGACGCCCGCAAGGGGCAGTTAGCTCAAGACCTCGGCGCTGCGCGTCAGGGTACTTATGGCGGTGCCCGCCAACTTCTCGCTGCCACAGAACGCGAACGTGCCCTTGGACAACAGATGGGCGATATCGAAGCGCAAGGTATGCAGAGTGCATATGGTGCTGCCATGCAGCAGTTTAACACTGAGCAACAAGCTCGGCAGGCTGCGGAACAGGCTAACCTGCAGTCTAAACTCGGTGTGCAGCAGTTGGGCACTGAGACCGGACTACGCTCAGCACTTGCTAACTTGGACGCTGCTTCGCAGGCTAACGTACAGAACCTCGCAGCACAGCTGCAGACACAGGGTATGAACGCCGACCAAGCACTTCGTGCAGCCCTCGCTAACCAACAATCACGGTTACAAGTGGGCCAAAGCAATCTACAGGCGGCTCTTGGTACACAGCAGTTGGGCACTCAGACAGGTATGCAGGGCTTGCTTGCTAACCAGCAGGCGGCGCTTGAAGCGCAGCGCCTCGCGGAACAATCGAACCAGTTTGGTGCGCAGAACCAACTGGCTGCCTTCGGGCAGACTGGGCAGATGGCGCAGACCCTTGGTAACCTCGGTCAGTATCAGCAGCAGGCTGACTTGCAGCGGCTTGGTGCGCAGACTACGGCGGCATCACAAGCACAGGCTATGGAACAGCAGCGGCTCGACCAGTATTATGCTGACTTCCTGCGTCAACGTGACTATCCTATCGAGCAGTTGGGGTATATGAGCAATCTGCTACGCGGTCTGCCTGTAGGTCTTAACACGACCAACATTACGTATGGCCAGAACCCATCTATGGCTTCTCAGGTACTTGGTACCGGCTTAGGTGCGCTCGGTGCGTATAGGTCGTTATCCGGTTAAGGAGATATAAGTTGGCTAAGCCGTTCAGCATTCAAGCACCAGAAGACATCGCTAAGGAGTATGCTGGTAACAAGCAGAAGATTGCGCAAGCTGCGCAAATGGGCGTCGTTGACCCCACTGCTGCCGTACTCGCCGGTATGTTCATTGACCGTATGCGTTCCGCACAGGTTATGGAAGCTGGGCAGGCACCGTCTGTTGCGCAACAAGTTCTAGGTGGTGGCCAACCACAAATGGCTCCTATGGGAGCCCCTCCGCCTATGGGCGCTCCGCCCGCTCCGGCGCAAGGTATGGGTGCTCCGCCTCCTATGGCTCCGGCTCCTATGGCCCCTCCACCGCAGGGTATGGCTCCGCCTCCCCAAGATATGGGTATGGCTCCGCCTCCTCAAGGTATGGCCGAGGGCGGTTTAGCTACTTTACCCGTACCTGACACTATGTTTGATGAGCCTACCAACGGTGGCTTCGACGACGGCTACGCAGGTGGCGGCATGGTTGCGTTTTTTGAGGGTGGCCCTGTTAAGGAAAAAACACCGGAAGAAATAGCAGCAGAAGAAGCAGAAAAGGCATATCTAGCTCAGCTAGACAGCGAATATGTCCCACCTGCGAGTGCAGCTAATGAGATTGTCGTATCTGGTCAGGGAGCTGCTAAAGCCCCGATACCACTTAAAGTCCCAACCTTTGAAGGCATCCCGGCATCTATGTATGGTATGTCGAGCGCGCCAAAGGATAACTTGGCAGCGATTAAAGCGCTGGCTCCGCAACAAACTAAGTACAGCGAGCGGCTGACTAAGGAACTAGAAAAAACTCTCGACGAGGGAGAGCAAAAGAAGCGCCGCAAAGAAAATATTAATATGGCGATGATTAGGGCAGGGGTTGCGATGGCAAATGCACCGGGCTCTATACTGCAATCTGCTACCGCAGGTCTCGGTGCGGCACTGCCCGGTTTTGAGGCTGGGGTCAAGGAGCAGCGTGCTGAAGTGCGTGATGCGGTTAAGTCGTTGGCTGAACAGGAAGGAATAAGCAACAAGTCTGCTCGTGAAGCTGCGAATTTGGCTATGGAAATGACCATGAAATATGGTACGCTAGCCGAAGCTATGAAAGACCGTGCTGTTCAGCTAGAGCTTGCGAAGCGGAGTGATGCCGTCCAATTACTTATCGCTAAGATGTCAAATGCTACGCAGAGGGCAGGTCAGCTAATGTCACTGCAGGCCGCAAAAGTGGCGGCATACGCTCCGTCTGCCACGGAACGTATTATCGAGCGGTTAGGTAAGGGTGATTTTGGGGCTGGGTTTACCACTTTTTCAGAAGGTAAAGCAAAGAGTAGCCAAGGGGCGAATAGTAGCGGTGATGGTTGGGGCGAAGCAACGGTCGAGAATTAATAGTAAGGGGTTTTTATGCCTACATACCGGATCAAAGCCCCTGATGGTAACACCTACCGGATAGAGGGGCCACCCAACGCGTCCCAAGCAGATGTAATTGCTGCAGTAATGAGGCAGAACCCATCGGCGGGTGTGCCTAAAGCTACGCACAAAATACAGGCACCTGATGGCAATACGTATGCGATTGAAGGGCCTAAGAATGCTACCCAGAAGGAAGTTGCTGCGGCTGTAATTCGGCAGAAGCCGACGGCTGGCAAGCCACCAACGCCAGTAAAACCCACACCTAGCGCAGCGGCTGAAATTGCTAAACGCACAAAAGCTATCAATGATGATATTGCTAGAAACCAACGAAGCATTGCTAACAACGAAAAGTTAGCCAATATACCCGGCGCAACGGCGAGTATGCGCGAGAACCTCAACCGGTATACAGAGGCATACCGTGGGGCTATCGAAGATAGCAAAGCCGAACTAGACTACATGAAGCGCACGGGTACACTCGTGCCTGAACGGTCATTTGGTGAGATTGCTACGGATACACTTAAAGGGCTTGGTGCGGGCGCAGTTCGTACGGTCGCGGGTATCCCTAGTTTATTAGGCGCAGTAGGTATTGAAGCTCCGGGCAAAGCCGCCGAACAAGCAGGTGAAGAGTTTATTAAAAACTACCTTGCGCCTGACGAGAGCGACGCGGCTAAGTTCGGTGCGTTTGCAAGACAAACTCGTAAGCTCTCTGAAGTAGCAGGTAGCGTTGCACCTGCGTTTGTTACTCGCGGCGCTTCCCGTGCGGGTATGGCTGTCGCTGGTACACGTGCTGTCCCTGCAATCGCACGAGCAGAACAAGCAACACAACTTGCATTAGGTGCGGGTTCTGGTGCCCAGCAACAGCGTCAGGCAATCGAGCAGTACGAAGCTGAGACAGGGAAGGTCGTTAACCCTCTCGTACGTGCGCTTGCGCAGGCTGGCGGTGCAGCCATCGGGGCTACAGAAGTTCTCACCTTAGATGCTATGATGGCGCGGGTACCTTCCAAGTTGCGCGGGTCTATGACTTCAAAACTTGCAGGTCTTGTAGAGCGTGTAGAAGTCGGTGGCATATCGCCGAAAGCTGCGGCAGCAGAAGTACGCACCCTTATAGCTGACATCCAGAAAACTGGCCGAGGCCGTGTGGGTGTCGCTATGCTGGAAGAAGGTACGCAGGAAGGTACCGCTCAGTTCGCACAGAATACCATCGAGAAGACAACGTACAACCCTGAAAAGGACGTAACCGAAGGGGTAGCAGAGAACTTTATCTACGGTGCGGTCGTTGGTGGCGGCGTACGTGGACTTACTGAGCTAGTTACAAAAGTAACAGGCGGCGTAGAAACCGCCAATAAAATTAAGTCGGACGCAAAGCTTATTGCGGCAACTATGCGTCTGCAAGAGAACCCGAACGACGATGCCGCTTTCGATACCATTGTTGAACGTATGGTGGAAAGCTACGGGGTTACCCCAGAGAAAGCAGCGCTGTATGCCCAACAACAACTCGGGCGCGCACGCGAAGAAGGAGCTACAGATGTCCCCGATACTGATACCGGAGTGGATGACTTCGGAGGAACTGGCGCAGGCACTGCTTCTGATATCGGAACCGCTTCGTCCGTATCCGGTGCTGCAGACGTTGGAGAGACTGTCGGAGGAGGATTGGGGCGGTCTGTTTCTGGCGTATCAACTTCTGATGTTGGCGAGGGAGCGGGAGTCAGTTCACTAGACGAAGCTAAGAACATCCTTGCGGATAAGAAAGTCAAGCTGACTACACGCGTTGACACGGCTAGGCAGCTACTGAACGACACGATACTCAATAATCCCCTCGTCAATGTGAACGACGTTGACCAAAAGCAGTTCGATATGGCTAAGAACCAGCTTGCGAATGGTAAGCATGGTGGTGACCCCGTGGCTGCGCTGGAAGCGGTTACTGGCAAGAAGTTTGCTGCTCCTCTCGACGTCAGCGAGACTGTCGCAGTACCAACTGTTGATACAGACACCAGCGGCCTTTCTACTCTGGGTGGTTTAAGTGGCGGTATAGGTGAAACCCTAAGGGCCGCACTTCTAGCAAAGGTAGAAGCTGGGGAAATTACTGAAACTGGTCGTCAGCCATCTATAGTTCTCCAGACGGCAAAGATGATTAAAGATGCTGGTGTACCTGTAGATGTAGACATGCTTGAACGTATAGATGCGGGCGTAGACGCAGCTCGGCAATCAGGTGACTTCCAAGGTTCAATGCGGCAATTTGTTGCGGATACAATTGCCTCTGCTGCACCTGCCGCGCCTTCGGTTGACGAAGTAGCTGTGGCTCCTGTTGCTGCTGCGATTAAATCAGTCACTGCCCCCACCCCTGACTCCATCCCAACGATAGCCCAAGCAAGTGCGCAGCAGTTGGGTATTGCGCCTGCGCCTGAGATAGCGGCTGCGCCTGAGATAGCGGCTGCGCCTGAGATAGCGGCTGCGCCTGAAGTGGCCCCGCTTAGCCGTGAAGAGAAACCGATTTATGACCCCGCAGACTACACCCCACAGGAAATCTACGACAATCTAACGCGTTTCGGTTACAAAGAAGCCACGCGTCGTGGTTATGTGTTTAACACCGCCGAGAACGGTATGTTCGGTGAAGGTGTGCGAGAAGCAAAGAACCCCGATATCAAGCCTCTAACTGACGAACAAGTTCTTTCCCTTGAGCGGGGTAGCCCCGAAGTTCTCGCCGCTTACAAAGAAGGCCAGCAATGGGGGAAAGAACAGGTTGCTGCCGTGCAAGCTGCACCCGATGTAGCTGTACAGGAAGATGTACAAGGTTATGTCGATACACGGAAGCAAGAACTAGCAGCACAAGAAGCTGCGGATGCTGAAGCCGAGGCGACCTTACGACAAGAAATCGAAGCGCGCGAGCTAGCAACCGAAGAGATCGCACCTGAGGTAGTTGCTGCACCTGTTGAGGAAGCAGCGCCAGAAGCTGACCCTTATACTGACGTACTTGCGGACATTGAGGCAGCGCTAGCCGACGAGGCGATTGACGCAAGAACACATAAGCTGCTTACCTCGGCAGTAGAACGCCGTTTGCCACTAGAAAAAATTGAAGCCCAGCTTGACGCAGCCCGCACGCGAAGTGCTGAGCGAGCCATGGGTTCTTCCAATAGTGAACGTGCAACTCCGAGCGAAAGGCTTCAAAGCCTTATATACCGGATGCAGGATGCGTGGAGGGTGCTTACTGGTAAACCTATACTGGCCAACGCTAGGCTAACAGATTTACTACGCGACCCAGACATTCTCAGTAAAATGAACCCTGCACAGCGTGGGCTTGCTGCTGCTTTAGCGGATGTCATAGATGATGACGTTGATGTCTATATCGGCAATCTTAACTTTAGCCCCCAAGAAGTTTTTACTTTAGGAACTGCCACTGTTTACGACGGCGCAGCCCCCGACGTTCGTTTGCGTGGGGTGTCAACCGCAGCAAACATTGTAACCCTCCTTCACGAGGCAGTTCACATTGCTTTGATAGCTAAGTTTGGCTCGGACTTTAAGCGTTTAACAGACCTTGGCCCTGATGCTGACCCAGAAATGCTCGCATTACGTGATGAAGTCTATAAGTTGATTGATGCGTACAACACCATGTTTGAGGTGGAGAGTTCGGCGGACCTACTGCTCAAGGCATCCCCGTACGGCATGAAAAACCTAGACGAGTTCATCGCTGAGGGACTGACCCAACCTAGCTTCCAAAAATTCTTGGAGAAGGGTAACCTGTGGACGCGTTTCGTAGCGTTAGTGCGGAAGCTGCTTAAGCTGCAGCCTAAGTTCCAGCCTCAACTGGATAACGTACTAAAAGCTGGCGCTAAACTAATTGCCGCATCCAAGAACATCGACCGTATGGAGGATGTAGGGCGTACTTTTGAGCAGAGGAAAAAGGCTGCTCCTAAAGGTAAAGGTAGTGCACAAGAGAGGGTCACTGCCGGTGAGGAAGAGATCAATCGTGGCGTAGCCCAAGCGCAAATGGCCGCTGATATGCTGGAGTTCACTGACGGTCTCGGTGCGGCTATCGACGGGCGCGACGGCAGCTTCTTCCTCCCCTCGATAAAAGAAGGGTGGACTTCCTTCAACGACGCTACCCGTGAATATATACTGCCTGCACTAACTAGCTCGTTCATTATTAACGATATTGATAAGGGCCGCTTACCGCCATTGCGGCGTATGGAGACGATTGAAGCTAACATCCGTGGGGCGCAAAACAGGATGCGTGCCCAATTTGGGAAGCTAGACCGGCGTTTTACAAAGTTTGTCAACCGTACAGGGCAGCGCGTCCTCGCGACGACTATGCATGCTGCACGTATCAACGAGTTCTCCCCCTCGGACTTCTCGTCGTTAGATAATGCGCTTCAGAACGACCCTATTATGGTTTGGTACAATGACGCAATAAAGGACCCAACCGTTAGCAAGGGGCAGGTCGCTGCGTTTAAAGGCAAGAAGACCATCCGCGAGAAACAAATTAAGGCGGTCTGGAAGCTTTGGGAAGAGCTTGGTAAGCAGAAGAACGGCCACGACATTTATGTGCGCGTCCGCGATTTTTACGCGGATATGTATACTATCATGCGTACCGAGCAGAACAGCTTCATCAAGAAACTACCCATCAACGATGAAGCTAAAGAAGAGCTTCTTGCAGCGGTGGACCCCGATACTTTTGCCGAAGGGGAGGCAGACCCGAACGACCCACATGCGGGTATCCCGGATAGCATACGTCCCAAAGAGTACTTCCCTTTCCGGCGCTACGGCAAATATTGGCTGACCATTAAAGGTGACGGGATAAAAACAGGCCGCGAGCGCCACCACTTTGAAACTGCTTTTGGGCGGAATGCTTTCCTGCGTAAGCGCGCCAAGGAGTTGGGCGTAGACCCGCAAAACGAAAACGTTTTCGAAAAGGGTAATACCTTAGAGGACTTCCAGAATAACTTGGTCGAGAGCAGCTTGATGCTCAGCAATATATTCTCGGTGATTGATAAGGCTGTGGTTTCTGGGAACTACGACACCACTAAATACGCTACTCCTGCGGAAGCTATGGAAGCCATGAAGAAAGAGCTTAGGGATAAGCTCTATCAGACATACCTCATGACGCTACCAGAGCGCAGCCTTCGTAGGCAGTTTATCCATGCCGAGCGCGTGACAGGTTTCAGCAGCGATGTACTGCGTAATTTTAGGTCCAGTTCTGCACAATATGCGGTGCAAATCCCGAAGCTGCAATATGGGTCTGACGTTAACAGCGTAGTCAGTGAAGGCTATGATGCCCTTGAAGGCATGCCTGTGGATGAAAAAGCCGCTGCGAGAACTTACGTGGATGAAATGGTCCAACGTCTGCGCGGAGCCATCAACCCAGAAGCACCGAATGCATTCGTGGCGGGGGTTAGCCGGTTTGCTTTCTTCGAAGTCATGTCTAGTATTGCGTCTGCTGCATCGCAGATGTTGTCCGTCCCGATTTCGGTTATGCCTAAACTCAATGCGGACTACGGGTATACCGCAGCTGCCGCTGCTTTTATGCGTTACTCCTTCATCCCGTACAGCTTCGGTCTTCCTGAGCGTGACGCAGATGGCATGTTCTCACAGGTTATGCCTTCGATAGGGACATCCATGGCGGTTAAAAACAACCCCATTCGTGCCCGTGCGTTTAAGGAATTTACCGACCGCGATTTGTTCGACTCTTCTGCGGCTAGCTCCCTATTCCTTAATAACGAGATGGCGCACACTTACTCCACGTACAACATTCCGGCAGAAGTGCTCGGGCTGGCGTTTAAGGCTATGCGTCTTCCCTTCACTATGTTTGACGTGGCTTCTCGTGAGATGAGCGCCATGATGTTCTTCGACCTTGACTACGGCAAAAACCGTAAGGACGGCATGGAGCCAGAGGAAGCATATAACACTGCTATCCAGAACACTGTTAATGGCTTGAACGAGACTATCGGTAGCCACAACTTGTTCGAGCGTCCGCGTTACATGGTCGGACAAATCCGCCAACTGCTTTTCCTGTTCCGCATGTACGCTGTGAACCGCACCATGTTTGGTTTGCGTATGGGTATACAAACCATACGGGGCGAGAATGCCACTGGCCGTACTCGCGCTGCTGCCATACACGAATTAGGTGGCAACTTGGCAATGGTGGCTATCCTTGGCGGTATAGCAGGCGCACCGCTGTTAGACGTGGTGTGCGGGGCCATTGATATGATCCTGCCGTCGCTCATGGACGACGAGGAGGAAGAAGAGTTCCGGCGTCAGCACCCATATTCGTACAACAACTCCAAGCACCGGTTCCTGTACGAGTGGTTGCCGGAGAATTTCGGTAATCCTACGCTGCCCGGTCTAGATGGCAAGCAGCATGCGCTGGCAGATGTCCTACGTAACGGTATACCGTCCGAGCTTATCGGCGTTAACTTTGCATCTCGTGTTAGCTGGAACGGCATGTGGATACGCGACAGCATCCCCGGAGAAAACTGGAGCGAGTCAATCGTAAACTGGCTTGAGACCAACCTGTCTCCCGGTGCGGCTATCAGTATCGAGTTCATCAAAGCACTTGAGGATGTGTACAAGGGCGACGTTATGCGCGGCCTTGAGAAGATAGTCCCCGGCACATTCCGTGGTTCTATAACTGCCGAGCGGCTGTCAACTCAGGGGGCAGAAACCCGCAAGGGTGGGAAAATGTTTGCGAAGGACGAAATTACGGCTTTGCAGCTTAACTTCCAGCGTATGGGTTGGGCACCGAACGAGGTATCGGATTGGCAGCGTGAGCGTATGGGTGCCCTTGCTATGATTAACGCCGTTACCGGCGAACGTACCGACCTTATGGCTAAACTAAACAAAGCTAAATCCGACCCCGAGGGTTCCAGCGAAACAGTTGCCGAAGTCGAAGCCGATATCCGTGAGTTCAACAGGTTGCACCCGATACCAGAACTGCAGATTGAAGAGGAAGATATAGCCAAGTCTCGTAGTCGCTACCTACAGAGCGAATTGGATAGCTATCGCGGTATGCAGCTTACTCCGGAGCAAAAGGCTATTATGCTGAAGCATAAATAAAAACCCCCGGCTGAGTGAGCAACCGGGGGTTAAAGTGTGCCTAACGGAAGGAGCAAACTTCCAAGGGTGTATATACTCATATTCTCCAGACGCGTAAACCCCTAATACCGTCTTCGATCACCGCTTTTATCAACACCTTGAGCTTCAGGCGCTTGGTAACCACTAGGACTTGTGCCTTAGCGCGTTTGGGGTCTAGGCAGGGGAAGAATATAGATGTCCCTCGTTTGAACTTTCTCCAGTTAACCTCGTAGCTAACTCCCTCCAGTTTCATCCCTGATCTCCACAGGCAATAAGCCCTCTACATCCATGAAGCCGTTGACCGACGTGTCGAAGAATAGTGCTTGTACGCCGAGGGTGTTAATCCTCATGCCCTTCGACATCCGCTTAGTGTCGCTCCTTATGTATACACCGTCGTTCTTTAGCCTACGCAGGGTTTCCTTGTAGTTAATCTGGAACTGGACGCAGTACTCCTTGAACTTCTTAGCTGCAAAGAACAGCATCTTGGTGTCAGGTTCATACCGAATGATTAGCTCGCCCTTCGGTTCCATCTTCGGTTTAACCTCCATGTTAGAACGGCTGTCCACTTGGTCGTCTACGACGAGCGTGTTCTGGATGTGGCGGTTCACAAAGTCCCCGATGATTTGGCTTGTGTCCGTCGCTGGCGGCTCAATCTCTTGTCTCAGCGTGATAATCATGTTGCATGCCCACTGGTATATATCGTTCATATTCCAGTCGATTAGGTCCAGCATCTTGGCGATAAAACCTGCCGTGATGTTAGCGGCAACGCCAGCGGACCAGAAGCGTTCACGCTGTGTTAGACGTAGCTGCAGGTCAAGCCGAGACTGGATGTTCTTACATGCTTCGAGAACCTCCTCCATATTATCTAGCACATAGGCCATGAAGATGGGCCCAGCGTGGCCGTAGTTATCCATCAGCTGCTGGTCGAACATCTGCTTGCCTTCTTCGGTGCTAATGGCATCCGTCTGACTAATACGGTACTCGATCAGGCGCATCATCTCCCCGTCAGGGCTATCCTTGCGGATAGACAGCTTTTCATAGAACGATGCGTTCGACGTACATATCGAGATAGTCTGCCACGTGGTCTCGTTGATACGTAGCTCGTTGCCACCCGCGGTCATACGTTCTTTGCCCTTACCTTGGGACATACCGTAAACCAACTCAGAGAAATCATCAGCGCTCATATTGGTGATTTCGTCCACACAATATGGCAGGTTGCACATGATGGCCAACCACTGCATCTTTGCGTTCAGCGTGTCTGACTTCTTAGCAATAAGTTCGGTGGGGTGCCCATAGACACTCATAGCCATACGAGCGATGGTTGTCTTACCCGTGCCGGACTCAGGACTTACGAGGTTGATGGCAGCACCGGACTGCTTAAGGAACTTCAAGAGTGGAGCACCAAAGGCGCTAAGCGCGGCGAAGGCATGGCCTTCCAACCCGGGGCGTCCGTACAGCGACCACACTTCTTTCCATTTATCGAGAGAACCCACCGGCCCCATATACCGTGCTAGTGGCGCTGTGATTGCCGAAGGGGGGCTGTAGAGCATACCATCCCGAGTAACTTCTTGATCGCCGATGACAAAGCGGCTGTTGTTGTCTGCCCATCCAAATTGATTACGCATGATTTCTAACTTTCCTGTGTTCTGCGTAGCGTTCACCGACAGCATCACGTAGTCCATGAACATGTCGAACTTCTTAGGGTGAATAGCTACGCTGTATGTTGATATAGCTTTGCGAAGTAGGTCTTTCGAGGACACCTCGTTAAGGGGCACCGAAAAATCTTCTACTCCATCGAGCGGTAGGTGGCGGCGGAAGACTAGGACTTCTCCCATCTTCCTGTCCTTCATACGCTTCACGATGTAGATGTCGTTGTGGTATACTAGGATAGGCTCCGCTTCGTCGCCGTCGCCCTTTGGTGGCTTACGCCATATACCCCCGCCTTCCCCACGGAAAAACGGGAACGGGTATTCTGGTATATAGAATGTTTCTGACTTAGGTCCTGTGGGTGTATCTATGACCTCTTCGACTTTGTTGCTCTTAGCTTCGTTTATCTTACGCCCAAGATACTTAGGGCCGAGGATTTCCCCCTTCCATTTGCATCCTTGACATAAAGCTGGGTTCTTCCCTTCAAACTTAGCGCAGCTAGTTGCACCCTTGATGGTGGCTACCTTGTTTTCCACCGTGGCAGGGTCGTATTCTGGGTGCCCTTCGGACATCATATGTACCGCCTCGGGCGCATCTTCGCACATGGCAGCGACCGAGATAGCGTGGAACCAGTCGTAATAGTCTATGGTATCACGGTTCCTGTACGCGTGGAGAAGCTGTGCGCACCCTTCACCCTTTTCACTGCGGCGCATAATCTTGCCGAAGTTGAACTGGACGCTTTTGTTCATAGCCTTACCGAGTTCGGTAGGCTCCCACTTGGGCTGCGCTGCTAGGTGCTTCACACCTAACGTCTGTATAAGCCAGTCAAAATTAACCGGCTTCCCGACGAGCATTACTTCGACCGGTTTTGGGGGGTCGTCTTTGAAGTTCAACGTGCCCGGTATGCGCAGTATGCGCGCCGCCTCAAACACTGCTGGGTCCACAAAGAAGTTATGGGTGTAGCACAAGTCACGGAGGCGGAGGGCGACAGGCTCCCACTCTTCGCGGGTTACGTCTCGGTCAAGCGTCCAGTATGCGTGTATACCGCGCCCTGAATTAACAAGGGTAGGTTTGGGTAACCCTGTGAGTCCACAGAAGTCCCGTAGCGCGGCAAGACCTGTCTCTTGGTCTATATAACCGTCAGGGCGGCCAGTTTTTTCGCTGATTGCGGCTTTGCTTTCGCCGCAGTCGATGTCTAGCCATAAGGCACGGAGCGCCTGTACGTTGTCCTTGGTACGCCCTGCGTCTGTCTTATATTTAGCAACACCGAAGAAAACATTACGCTCTTGAGAGAGGTACAGAGCGGCTACCCTATCTGCTTCCTCACGCGTCTCAACCAGCGTCTGTCTTACATCGTCTTTGCCTTTAATACCGAAAATCGCAAACCACCCTTCAGATGGCTGTACTGTCGATAGGAGGTCAAACTCTTCCATTGGGCACACTCGTCACTGCAGGTTAACCTGCTTACTGCTTATGGGGGGTGAAACTTAAGTAGGGAAGTTGGTGATGTATTTACGGATAAGCCCGATAAACTCGCCCTGCGGGGCGCTAACCCCGCAGAACCAGTTGTATACAGACTGCCGTGTGGCACCAAGGTCACGTGCAACTTTGCTCACAGAGACTCCATGCTTAATGCACGTCCTCCCTAGCTGCACACCCAGATGCCCATCGTCAGCTTCGCTATTAGCTTCAATGGTTTTGAGGCTATAGCCGTAAGTCATTAATCATCCTCATCACTACCCCAGTTGCTAATGACAGCAGCTAGGTTGGCTTTAGGTTCTGCGGTAGCGTCACTCTTAGCAGCAGGGCGCTTCGTAGGCTCCGCTATAACAGCGGAAGCTTCTTCGTCCGGCTCATCCGACCTAGCAATTTTAGGTGCGGGTGCGGGTTCTGCCGGTTGTTTCTTTACGCCGTCTTGCTGGGCTACGGTTAGTTCGCACATACGCTTTGTAGCTGCGTCACTCTGCGCACGTTTAACGAGTTCCCGCTCTTCGTCGCTGGTACCGCGCACAGGAGTAAAGAGAAGCTCCATGCTATCGGCGTTGAGGTCGTAGCTAATGTTGGTTACCACTGTATCTGGCGACTCGTGGTTAGCTAGCAGGTAGCGCACATAGCTTTCGAACGGATGCACATTGCCCACACCCTTACCAAAGAGCGACTTGGCTGGGACGTTGAACTGGTACACTTCCCCTGTGGGGTCGTTAGGTAGGATGACTGCGATACGACGCTGATAGCGGCATGCGCGGCCCTTACCGTTACTGCCTGAGCCGACCACGTTCTTAGGGCAGCTTACGCAGTTTGCTGACTGCTTGTTACCCGCAGCAGCTTCTGGGGCGTCGCCGTTGTTCGACCAGCAATCTGGTAGAGTTGGCTTAGCGTTAGGGTCGTAAGCCCCAGCATAGAACACACGGCTAACCTTGGGCAGCGCATGGACGATAATGACATCAATGTCGCCACGTACCGCATCGCCAATCTGCTCACCGTTTACAAGGCGCTTAAACGTCCCGTTGGTGTTGGTCTGGATACGGCGGTTAGTGCCACCCCCTACGCTAGCAGCGAAACTTTTGGCGAGTTCACTGAGTTGACCACGGTTAGCCGAAGTCGAGATTGCACCGGGCTGTTTGAAAATAGAAACTTCATTGGACATGGGTATATCCCCTTATTTAGATGTAGGTTTACGGACTTGTACGACGTACTTGTTATCGGCTTGTAGGCCAACAGGAAGAACCTCTGGGTTGTCTGCCAAGAACTGCTTCAAGTTACCATTATGGATGCGTTGTTCTAGCAGGAAGGGTGCATCGTGTTCCTTAATGAACTGATACATCGCATCCCAATCGCTCGTCCAGTACCGAGTGTTAACCCGACGAGAGACCGTTCCTGCGTTGGTGCGTAAGCTATCTACATCCAGCGTATTGCAGATGTCGAGTAAGCCTCCGGCAACAAGGTCTAATTGTTCTTTCAGGGAGGCAAGTTCTTCCTTGAACTCCTCCTCTTTGTCACGGATGGCATCACGGATTTTCCGGTATGCGGTCACCATTTCTTCTACTGACTGTTCTTTATCCATCATTTGCTCCTTCGTGTCGGGGTAGGCATACCCCAAACCCTTCATATACTAGCCTTTGACATTGTCAAGCAGTATCACTTACCATTTCTCGGTATAGGTCGATAATTTTTTCATGGTTCTCGATGTTGCCACGGAGCATGCCGTACAGCCGTTCTTCCACTGGACTACCCTTGATGTGCACAATCGTCATGGCGTTCTTCTGGCCGGGGCGATTGATACGGGCGTTTGCCTGTAGGTATGTCTCCACACTGGTCACCGGTGCGTACCAGATGATTGTGTCTGCTGCCGTAAGGGTAAGCCCGTGAGACGCAGCCTGTGGTTGTATGAGTAGCACGTGTGGGTCTTTCCGTGACTGGAACTCCTCGACAATCTCACTGCGCTTGTTCATTGACACTTTGCCGTTGATGACCGCGCAACTAATCTTGTGTTTAGTAAGGTGGGCATGCAGTAGCTCGATGGTATGCGTGAACGGTATGAATACCAGTACCTTACTAGTAGCTTCTTCAATAACTTCCGTGACCACATTCAGGCGGTTCGATACGTCGAACTCGATGACTTCCTTAGTGTCCGTGTAGACCGCACCCCCGCTGATTTGCAGGAGCTTGTTTATCTTGGTCGCTGCGTTGACCGCACTGACCTCCTCACCTGCCGCTTCGATGAGCATCTCGTTCTTAAGCTCATTGTAGTACTTACGCTGCTGGGGGGTGAGAGGCGCTTCGCGTTCAGTGTACGTCACTTCTGGTAGGTCGAGGCAGTCCTTCTTCTCAAACCGGATGGCTGGCTGGAGTACGCGGTGAACAATGCGGTCTGCGCCGGGGCGTGGTGCCCACTTGAACTGGGTTACCTTTGTCATAACCGAGTCGCGGAACTGGCCGAAGTATTTGGGGCAACCGTCAGGGTTTACGAGCTTCGCTAGACCAAACGCATCAACAGGGCTTTGTGCTGCTGGCGTACCAGTAAGCATCCATAGCGCTGCGTCGGTGCTCTGTAAGATTTGCGCTAGTACTTTCCAGCGGTTTGTCTGTGGGTTCTTGTAGGCGTTCGCCTCGTCCACCACGATGAGGTCGAAACCACCAGCTATAAGCTCGTCCTTAACGACAGCTACCCCGTCGAAGTTTATGATGACGAACTCAGCGCCAGCAGCGATAATCTTTTTGCGTTGTTTGGCGTCACCGTGGGCGACGGAGCAAGACCGGTGCATAGCGAAGGTGAACAAGTCACGTTGCCATGCCGACTTCATGATCGAGAGAGGTCCAAGTACGAGGACGCGCTTAATCTTACCTAGGTTTAGCAGGTAGTCAGCTGCCCAGATGACGGATGCGGTCTTACCTGTGCCTTGCTCGTTAAAGCAGAAGGCGCGTTTGTGCAGGGTGAGGAACGACGCGGTTGCCTCTTGATGGACGAAGGGTTTGAACTTACCGGTCCACGCATAGTCGCGCTTAATAGGTGATGGGACATCGGCAAAGCCAAGGGACGCCAGCGTCTGGGCTTCTTTTAGCCCCCACTTGACGGCCACTTCGCCGGTTTCGATGATTACGCTTTTAGGTATGCTCTTAGTTACTAGGCTTGGGTCGTCAGTCGTTAGGACTAACGCACGATTATCAACGATTTGCATGGGTGTATTTCCACCTTAATAAAGTCACTTCTTACGTTTGCGTTCCCGTGCACTGGTTTCAGACACTAGGTTCTTCTTGCTGTCCCGCTTGAACGAGCGGTTGGCCGACTTGTTCTCAACGCGCAACCCTGTCTTGTTGTTGCCGCCTTTGTCAAATGCTTTTACGTGGGCAACGTCTTTCCCGTCACCCTTGCTGACTTTGCCAGCCTTCGTCATCTTGGCACGGGCTGCATTGCGAGAAGCACGGTTCTTCTTCTGCTGCTCAGTGCCTTGGTACGTCTCGTACTCGCGTTTGTAATCTCGTGCCATCATCGTCTCCTCGGGCGGTGGTGCTCGCATTCTACCACAGGGCACCAGCCACATAAAGGGCCACTTTTGGGGTTCCAGACCCCACTTAGTTCGGCGTGTTCTAGTCTATCCAACTCGTCGCGGAAAGTCGCTAGATATTCATCACGCTGCATAGCAACGTGAACTTTTGGGATAAACTCATTGCTTACTACATATGCTAGAGCAGACTTAATCGTCTTAAGCTCTGGGTAGTGCACGAACAACGCGCCAGCCATCAGGTCAAGCTGCTTGGGGTCTGCGTACTTGCTGTTCTTTCCGGTTTTGTAGTCAACCATGTGGGCCTTGTCACCGTTGATAATAACAAGGTCAACGATGCCCCTCCACCAAACACCCTTGTCAAAGAAGCCGCAGGGTTCGTAGCCAGTATCCGTCTTCCTGACACCGAGCTTTAACTCTGTGTGTTTGTCACCTTCGATAGCAGCTAGGCTCTCGACGATGGGCTTCATGTACGCAAACTTGTTCGGGATTGGTATTCCGTGTTTGACGTAATGCTCTGCCGCTTCGTGAACAGCGGTCCCATAGTCAGCAGCTTCCCCCGGTTCATCCTTAACGTCCTTAACCACTTTGAGGTGGAAGTACTTCTTCGGACACTGGTCGAAGGTCTTGATGCTGCTATAGGACCACGCTGTCATGCTATCTGATTTTCCCTTGGATACGGTCAGCTACTAACGTAGCATAGCCAGCTATATCAATCCAGCTATCTAGGTGGTTTGGGTTGCCATGTACGATACGGCTTATCTTAGTCGCAATCATATCCAACGCCTGTAGCTGGTCGGGGTACAGGTGCACTTCGTTACGAGCTACCGCATTGTGCATGATGCTCTTAATTCTGACAACCGTATCCGCAGACTGCATGAACGAACCGTACTGTTCCGCCCTTGCGTCTAGCACCTTACCCACTCCACTGACTTCCGGTTCGGGTTTCGGTGTGGGCATAGGCTTACCCTTACCTTGCGAGGCTGCGAGTGCCACTTCAATAAGCGCCTCCTCGGAGAGACCTACTTCCTCAGACGAGAATGCTTCCTGCGCCGCTTTCTCCAAACCCTTCTTCAGTTTCCATACGTAGTTGTAGCTTACCGCTATACGCTCGGTGACTTCCTTGGGCGAGTAACCCTTTTTCAACAACTTTATAACGTTGTCTCCTATGACTTTCTTTCTCGTACTCATTTCATTTGCTCCTTATTTAAGATTGCCGCCGCTCTGCAAGATGTCACCACCAAACACATACGTGCCTACATGGTGTAGCTTGATGAACGGGTGGGCGTGTATTTTGCCACCGTGGTTGCGCCACAGTTCACAAAAATGGTAATCTTCGCTTAGCAGTGCCCCGCTCTCGTCGATGCTGGTAGCGAAGAACTCATGGGTCAAAGGTTTGTCGTACTCACCCGTCTCTGGGTTTTGGAACGATGATGTGCGGTATGTTGGTACGTGCGGTATCAACTCCTCGAATACCCCCCGCTTGATGAGCATGAAGCCTGTGCCGCCATGCCGCACTTCGATGCAGCCTGTCTCGTCGGTCTCTTGGTTGCCGCCACCTACCATGTTAAACACAAAGGTTCCTGCATGTGCTGCTAGGTCAGTCTTACCCGCAACGGCAGCGCGGTTGACGCTATCCCAGTTCACTTCCTTCTTAGGGTAGATACCGCATGCGATATCCTTATCGGTCAATAGCAGGTGCGCGATGGCCTCACTGTCGAAGCCAATGTCAGCGTCGATGAACATGAGATAGTCATGGTCGCTCTCAAGGAACACACGGGCCAACTCGTTACGTGCACGGGTGATGAGGCTCTCGTTGGTGATCTGACACCACGCTACGTTAACCCCGATCTCCCGCATCTTGTTCATGGTCATAAGCAGACCTTGCACATAGTTAGCTGTGCACATGCCACCATACATGGGTGTGGCAATCATCAGGCTCGGTCGTTTCTCTTCAGTCATTTGCTTCTGCTTTCTTTTTAAGTTTTGCATAGCGGCCTTCCACGGAAGCAAGCGTACGCCCCATCTGTTCCGCCATGTATGCTGGTCTTAGACCGTGCTTATAGTACTCCAGCAACTCTGCATCCATCTCCGGTGTCCATAGCTGCCTAGACCGTTTTACTATTGGCACTACTTGCCCCCTTTGAACCGACCCTTGGAGTCGCGGTCAGTCAGCCTGTGTAATTCCTTGTTCAGCCGCTCGTTCTCACGTTTGATGGTGAGTATCTCACCGTTCGCGCTACCCTTACCAAGCTGATAACTGCAATAAATCAATACAAATATGGCTACTGCTGTTATTAATACTACTAACTGGTCCATATCTATTCTCCTTCTTTCTTACGGTTGTAAATGTTGAGGCATAAACTCGAAGTATACCTTGATGCTATTACCGGAAGATAACCCGACAGCGTTGGCGCAGTCTTTCCAACTCTCGCCCTGCCTACGCATGATTGCCGCCCTGCGTAACTTAACCCCAGTCATTTCCTTTTGGTGTGTAATGCCAAACTTTGGTCGCCTACGGTTTGTCGGCCTGTCTAACCATTCTTGGTAGTCTTCAGCGGATGGCACAGCGCTGGGCGTCATGTGCATGTCGCGGTATCCTTTTATACCTTTAATCTCCATACGTTTCTCCTATCTTACTCTCGCAATTCAAGGGTAATCCCAGTGCCCACTTAGGGCGTATGCGCATGCAGATTTCTACGAACTCCTGAGCGCGTTCTGCTTCTGCTGTCGGGACAATACAGCCCACAGCGTCGTGCACCGTCATGACCACACGATACTTACGCGCAATCATCAACATCTGTTCGCCAATCACGATACGGGCGAGAGCCTGACACACGTTCTCGATGAGCTTCCCCCCGTATATGCGGTTAGGTATTAGCGCTTTGCCCCTCTTCTGGTCGTAAACCATCTCTTGCTTACCATCGGTAAACACCCACCGAAGGTTCGGGTACTTGAGGTGTAGTCCATTGGGTAGCCGGATGCCTTTGTACCCTTCAACCTGCACAACTCCGTCAAGCCCAAGTGGGGCTGTCTGGTTGTTAGCAATGGCGTCGAGCGCCTCGCCAGCCTCACGCCATAACTCTGGGATTTTAGGGTAAGTCTCCCGATAAACTCTGATGATGCGGTCGCATTCACTTTGCGGTAGGTCCACACCCATTGCCTTAAGCTGGATGCGGAACTTTTTAGGCCCCATGCCGTACCCTGCACCAAGAATGGTTGTCTTACCTACGAACCGCTGGTCCTTGGTCACAGCCTCGCGGTCAACACCATATATGGAGGAGGCCATAATCTTATAAACGTCCTCGCCTTTTTCGAAGGCGTCAACAAGGTCGTTCTGCCCTGCCAACCACGCAAGTGTACGCGCTTCAATCTGCGAGGAGTCGCTATCAACAAGCAGGTGGTTTGGAGGTGCGTAGATGCAGTCTTTGAGGGGCGAGCTGCGGGGCAGGTTCTGCATGTTCACCTTATCGTCCCCACCCCAGCGTCCAGTGTGTGCTGCATAGTAGCGCAGGGGGATGGGTAGCGGCCCCCGTGTCGAGATGCCCATGAACCGTTCGGTCCTTGTCTCTTCCAGCGTAGACTTTACACCTAGCCGCGCAGCAACAAGCGCCTGAACTCGTGGGTCTTCATGCTCAAGTAGAGCCTTGAACTCCTCGTCACTCTTAGCAAAGGCATAGGTTTCTTTACCTGTAGCGGGGCTAATCTTCATCGGTGGCGCTACACCTAGTTCGGTCAATATTTCTGCAAACTTTGGATTGCTCATCAACTGTTCGCGGTCAGCGTTTATCTGCTCCATCAGCTGTACTTTGGCTTCACGCACCTTACTAAGATGCTCGACCAGTGGGTAGTAAGCTACCCCTAACGTGGGTTCAGTGAACATGCGTAGCGTCAAGTCTATGAGCCGCAGTTCAGTCACAGGAAAGTCCACCGCAAGGCACTCGAAAAGCTTATAGGTAAGCTCCGTGTCGTTCACACAATACTCTGCATAACGGGATAGCTCGTCTGACGTGAAGTCCAGTCGGCCTTTACCAAGGGCGTTTATGACCTCGTTGCCCTTCACCCCTAGCTTATAATGCTCGGCTAAAGCTTTTAGGCTGCCACCCACAGATGTGCCATGTTTGGCACGGGCCATAGACAGCGTATCCACTATGCGCTTGGGTCGGATGTCGAATATCCAGTTAAGAATAGCCATGTCGAACACAGCGTTGTGCGCTACGGCGGTCGCCTCGTCCCACGCAAATTGCGAAAGCCACTTCTTTGTAGCTTCCTTCGGACCGGAGAACCATTGCGCTGGTCCATCGTCTGTCTTTACTGATACGCCGATAACCTCAAACAACTCATCACGGATATACTCCTCCGTTGTTACCTTGGAGAGCGAGTAGGTCCGGTCGTAATAGGTCTCGAAGTCGATTGTAAGTATCGTCATTAGCGTACCCTTGTTACATGAATGGTGTCGCCCACAGCGCGGGTTATGTAGTAGCGCTCTGACCGTATGTTTTGGTTATGCGCAGCGCGGCGGATTAGGTCTCTGTCCCGCTTCGCTGGTGTATCGAATATCTTAACCTCGCCCACCGCCATCGCGTTGAGGCCGTACTTCGACTTGCGCACGTTAGAACCGAATGTCATCTTCACTCCAATCATAAATATCCCAGCCGAAATTATCGAACAGGAATTGGCGCAGGGTCATTTGCTTTCCTATTTCGCTTGCAGCATCATCGTTAACGACACACCGCCTCGCCACACCTGTAGTGAGAACACGATTGCCGCATCGCCGTTGTCAAAGAGCTTCGTCATTATCCGAAACGAAAACACTTTTGGTAAATACAAATGCACTACAGACCGTAGGTTATCCATTGCCCCTCTCCAATCCTGCCTTCTCCAGCATCCGCTTCTCAAAGAACGCAAACAGTGCGTCGCGTAGTTTAGTCGAGCCTTCCTTGGCATCGGCATTCCACTTGCGCTCGGAGTCGCTGTGCAAACCTGAAGGTGCGTTCTTCTGGCTGGTATGTATTGCTTGCGCTACCTTGGCTTTGTGTTCGTCTACCTGCTTGCGTAGGGCGATGACGCGCTTCACATCAACACCATGATAAGACGCGATGTATTTATCGTCCGTTATGTAGCTGATTGTCTTGATGATATCTTGGTCGCCTTGGGTTATGCCTTTGTATCTTGTCACGAGAGCACCTCGTTCACGCGCCCAATGTTCACGTTAAACATGTTGGCTATCTCCTGCTGCGTAACCTCAGGGTCACCTTCAAAATATTCAAGTATAGCAGCGCGTAGCTCTGGGGTCATAGGCTGGCTGCTGTTGGGACGGCGACCGTTCACAAAAACTTTCTTCTTGTAGATGGTCAGCCCCTGCCGCTCTAACTCCTTCGGTATACGGCGGGCCAGCGTTGCCCCCACACCTTTGATAGCCTTAAGAACCTCAATATATTCCTCGTTCATTACTTCTGCTCCTTCCTATGATAGTATGCACACCTAACAGGGTTAGGCATCGCCATCTGTTAGTAGCGTAGCCATAACTCTGCGACTGAAGCTGTCCCCTTGAATGCTCATATACTTATCATGAAGCATAAGGATTTCGCGGTCTGTCAAGAACCCAAGAGACTCGAAGTGCATCACTGGGTCGTCGTCTGGGTTCCTATTCATAAAGTCCATCCGCGTCTTAATCGGCCCCGTCACCCAGTGCCACTTCTCGCGGACGCGCTTGTCTGGGTTGTGTGTGTTAAACTCTTCGGGGTGGCTATCCATCCGCTGGAGTAAAAGCTCTACACCTTGGTTCATATGTTTGGTCCCATGAATTTCTTATATGCGTCCATCTCGTCGGGTGCGTCTGTGATTTTGACGGGGTTTGTGTCCTCGTCTCGCTCGACCCACGGTACGATTTTGGTAACTTTAAG